TATGAAAGAAGAACTCAAGCCAGTTTTAGAAGAACTAGATATAGACGAGAAGTTTATTTTAAATCATATCAAGGAGGTTATTCTCTCATCTGAAAAGGATGACACTCGCTTAAAAGCTCTCTTTAAACTGGCTGATATTATGGACATGGAAGATAAGAGTAAGACTCAAGTCACCCAGCTTACTGCTGGAGTATTCAAAGGTTTCAGCGATAATAAACTAGAAGAAGTACAAAGACCAAAGGAGTTAGAATAATGGTAGATATATTTACATTAAATGATTTAACAGTAAAGATTCCTTCTCAGAGAGAAGATGATCCAACAGAACAGAAAGAGGAGGAAGAAGATGCCGAGTTATGACATAAAAGATACGTCAGTAATCAGCCAATTACAAAATGTTGATGAGGGCCCCGCAAATGCTATTGCACAAGAAATGGCGGGTGGTGAAGGGGTATTCGATGGTGAAATATATTACTCTTCAACTATGCCTCAAGGTGAAAAAGATGATTGGCCTTATGAGTATGATGAAGGAATAACTAAAACTCTAAGCTCAGCAAATAAGGTAGATGGTGATAGCCTAGAGGTTATACAGAGACAGTTAATTGATATGAAACTATTAGAGCCCGGGCAAGATGATTCATTCTTCGGTGATAAGACAAGAGGAGCTATCAGAAGGTATCTAAACAATACCCAGAAGCCTATCTTTAAAGATGGACCTTCTCCAACAGATGATCCCGGTTCTATGTTTAACAGCTATGATAAGCCAGAAGGATATACTACTGGATAATGGCTGACAAGATAGATAACGAAGCCTTTAAATCTATGGTTACATTTGCAAAGTCAGATGCAACTGAAGCAAATTTATTCCCTCAAGATAGTTCTGGTGATTGGTCTAAAGATATACATAATGCATTAATGGCCGCAGGCTTCGCTCCTGGACTAGGTAATGTAGCTGATGCAGCTGATGCTATGCTATATGCATTTGAAGGGGAGTTTGGAAGCGCAGCGCTCTCTGCGGCAGCAATGATACCGTTTATTGGGCAGGCGGTTTCTGCAAAGAAAGCATTAAAAGCTGCTAAGGAATCTGGTGAAGAGATAATTACATTGTATAGAGGGGTAGATAAGTGGCATCCAGGAGAGATGGTAAGTGATGGAAAGTTTGTCGGAGGTGGCAATTATAATAAACTTGAACCAAGAATGAAGACTGATCTATCTGATAAGAGCATTTGGTTATCGAGGGATAAGGGTGTATCTGATAGGTATGCTGGTGCAAAATCTTTTTGGAGTGATGCAGCGATGACAAAAAAAGTTACAAGACCAAGAACTGGCCCTTTGCTTGAATTTCAAGTTCCTAAATCATACCTTGATAAATTTGGAATATATGAAGGCAATATGGGGGAGTTTGCTTATAGATTCGATAAGGGGATACCAAAAGAATTTTTAAATAAAGTTCATAAATAATGGCTAATAAAATAGATAATAAAGCATTCCAATCAATGATTGCCTCATCAGAAGCGGATGTTACAGCAGCTAATTTATTCCCCCAGGAAGACTCTGGTAATAAATCCTCAGAAGCTATACATAATGCATTAATGGTAGCAGGGTTTACTCCTCTGATGGGAAATGTGGCCGATGCCGCTGATGCATTATTATATAGTCTTGAAGGGGAATTTGGTCAAGCAGGTTTATCTACTGCTGCTATGATTCCATTTGCAGGACAATTAGTATCTGCTAAGAGAACTGCAAAAATAGTAAAAAGAGGAGCTGATTCTGCCGTCAGTTCTAAACCATTCGACAAATTTTTACAATCCGAATCAAGTGAAGTGATTTCTAAAGATTTAATAATAGATGGAAAGGCAGCTGGATATATCCAAGGGAAAATAACACCTATGGGAATTTCAGTGAACTTAATTAGTGTAGATAAAAAATATCAAAGACTTGGCTTTGGGACTGAATTATATAAGAGTTTACAAGAAGAAACTACAGGACTTGTTTATTCCCGCGGATGGCAACAAAATCCAAATACTGCAAATAAAGTTTGGGAAAGTCTTGTAAAAAGTGATGCAGCAGAGATGATACCAAGTGGAATGGAACCTGTATATTTTATGAAAAAAGAGGGTGTCAACATAAAAGAACTTTTAAAAGGGGCGACTAGTTTACCTCAATAATGGCTAACATAAACCTCCATAATGTTTCCAAGATGGAAGATGATCTTAGGTTAGCGCATTCAGACCTTATAGCATTCGGTAAACTATTTCTTCCTGACGATTTCATGAGGAGTGAAACTCCTTTTTTTCATTATGAGGTAGCAGATGCTCTAATGAATAAGGATTATAGGCAGCTAGGAGTAATACTTCCACGTGGTCATGGAAAGACTGTACTTACTAAATGCAATATCGTACATGATTTCCTTTTTTCACAGGACCCTTTGTTTTATGGTTGGGTTGCTGCATCTAGTAAGATATCTGTACCAAATTTGGATTATGTAAAATATCACTTGGAGTATAACGAAAAGATTCAGTATTATTTCGGCGATGTTAAAGGGAGAAAATGGACAGAAGATGATATTGAACTTAAAAATGGCAGCAAGCTTATCTCGAAGTCAAACCTTTCAGGTATACGTGGCGGGGCTAAGTTGCATAAAAGATACGACCTCATCATCCTTGATGATTTTGAGGACGAAAATAATACCGTTACGCCTGAGTCTCGTTCTAAAATTGCAAATCTTGTTACCGCAGTGGTCTTCCCTGCTTTGGAACCAGCTGATGGGCGCTTGCGTATTAACGGTACGCCTGTGCACTTCGATGCGTTTACTACAAGGATACTTAATGGTCACGTCAAAGCTAAAACAAAAGGCGAGGACTATTCTTGGAAAGTAATAACCTACAAGGCAATACAAGAGGATGGAACCCCCCTATGGCCTACATGGTTTGGCCACAAGGAGATGGAGAGAAAGAAAAAGTTTTATTCGGACAGTGGGCAACCACAGAAGTTTTATCAAGAATATATGATGGAAGTCCAGAATGAAGAAGACTCTATATTTAATAGAAATCATATTAAACACTGGGATGGAAACTTTTACAGGGATCCAGAAACAGATATTAGCTTTATCAAAACAGATCTCGGGGACGAGAAGGCGGTCAATGTCTTTGTTGGTGTTGACCCTGCTACAGATAGTACTCGTAGGGACAGTGATTTTAGCGTTCTACTTATACTGGCTGTTGACAATGATAATAATTGCTATGTTCTTGATTATATACGCAAGCGTTCTTTACCTGTCTTGGGTATTCCAGGCGACGATAAGAAAGGTATTGTCGATTACATCTTTGATGTCAATACGACGTATAAACCTAGCTTGTTCTGCATTGAAGACACGACTATGTCGAAACCAGTCTTTCAAGCAATTAACGCAGAGATGCGTAGACGTAATGACTTTACAGTTAAATACTCTGCTGAAAAGCCAGGCAATAGACAGTCTAAGAGGGATAGGATTCAAGAAATACTGGCACAAAGGTTTGCAGTTGGGTCAGTCTTTGTTAAAAAAACTCAGTACGATCTTCAAAGGGAGATCATGACATTTGGCCCTAGAATGGGACATGATGATGTAATAGATGCATTAGCATATGCATGCAAGTTTGCCTATCCGCTTAATTCGGTTAAGAAGGATAAGAAAGGTACATGGGCAAAACACAGGCCCACAGCACGATCATGGACAACAGCATAAGGAGATGTGATGCCTAGATTTGGAAAGACAAGCAAGAAAAGATTAGAAACATGTGACGATAAATTGCAAGAAGTATTTAATGAGGTCATTAAGTATATTGATTGCAGTGTTCTAGAAGGCAACCGTAGTGAAGCTATACAGAATAAATACTATGATGAAGGGAAGAGTAAGTTTCGTTTCCCTGGTAGTAAGCATAACTCTATGCCTAGTAGAGCAGCAGACGTAACTCCTTATCCAGTAGACTGGGAAGATAGAGAACGTCAGACTTTATTTGCTGGATTTGTTATAGGCCTTGCAAAAGGTATGGGTATTAATATTCGTTGGGGCGGAGACTGGGATATGGACTTCCAGGTAAATGATAATAAATTTGATGATTTCCCACATTTTGAAATCATAGATTAAAAGGGATTACAATGGCAAAACAAGATAAAAGAGCTACAGCTATACAAGCATTATGGAAAGAGTGCCGTAAAGGTACTCGATCACAATGGGAATTTATTAACCAGAAGGGCTCTGATTTTGCTAACGACAATCAATTAACCGAAGAAGAACGACAATCTTTAGCTGAACAAGGAATGCCTGATTTTACAATCAACAGGATAATGCCTGTTGTAGAAATGTTAAACTATTATGCTACAGCATCACAGCCAAGGTGGCAGGCAGTTGGAGCAGAAGGTAGTGATATTGACGCTGCTGCAGTATTTTCTGATCTATCAGACTATATATGGTATAACTCTGATGGTACTTCATTGTATTCTAACGCAATCAATGATACTGTAACTAAGTCATTAGGCTATTTAATGGTTACTGTAGATAGTGACGCAGACAATGGAATGGGTGAAGTTAAGATAGAGCAACCTAATCCCTTTGATGTATTTGTAGATCCTAAATCTAGAGATATGATGTTTAAAGATGCTGCATATATCCTAATCCACAAAATATTACCTAAACAACATCTTATAAAACTTTACCCAAAACAAAAAGCTAAAATAATGGGTGCCTCTGGCGAAAATTACAGTGAGGATAATTACTCAGAGAAAGCTACAGGGATATACCAAAAAGATTTTTCCTATAAAGATATACCAGGGAGTGAGAGTGTCAACCCATTAACTCAAGAGAAGGATGAACTCTTGGATTTCTATGAAGTTTATGAAAAGGTAAAGGTATCACACATGAATGTGTTTTATCGTATACCTCCAAATGAACAAGAGTTAGCACAGATAAAAGAGCAGGTTCAGGTTAAGATGCAGGAGATGCAGGCAGAATTAACTGTTCAATTACAAGAACAGCAAGCAGAGATGTCAGAGGCTGTTCAAAAAGGGGATATGCTTCCTGCTAGACAAGAACTTGAAATGCAAAAAGCACAGAAGCAAATGCAACAACAATTACAGCAAGCTCAACAACAGTACATGAGCGAGTTGCAGCAGGCCGCTTCTAAGGTAGAGAATGTTATTATATCAGAAAAAGAATTTAAGCTAATGATGAAGTCAGATGACTTTGCTGAAAACTTAGTTGACGCAATACAATTTTATAAGACTAGAGTACAACAAACATGTGTTGTTGGTGATAAGACTTTATATGAAAAAATATTACCTCATGGAATAACAGAGTACCCAATTATACCGTTTCACTTTAAGTGGACAGGGACTCCTTATCCTATCTCAGCTGTATCTCCATTAATAGGTAAACAGCGTGAGCTAAATAAGGCACATCAATTAATGGTGCATAATGCTTCATTAGGTTCTTCACTTAGATGGATGCATGAAGAAGGCTCTATTGACAGTGATTACTGGGAGAAATATTCTAGTTCACCAGGAGCATTACTACCTGTACGACCAGGTACTACACCTCCTACACCTGTTATGCCAGCGCCATTATCAAATGCTTTTTTTGGAATTGTCCAAGAAGGTAAAGGGGATATGGAATATCT